GAATTGCTTTGGTTTCTTCTGTCAGCGGTTCAAACAGCATATTCCAAATTATGCTGCCAAAATTTGGCTGTAACAGTTTTTCTCCTCTGCGTATACTAAAATGATTCAGTAAGTCTCTCTTGACCAGGTCAAAGTCTGTCAGTTTAAACTTTTTAACTTGATCAATTGTGCTAAATCCATAATATTTTGTTGCCATTGTTGTTCCTTTAACCTGTAGTAATATCAGCCGACAACACCTGTATTGCGTATCTGCCTGCATTGAAGAATAAACTGCCTGGACGCCCACTGCTGTCTTGTTCTACTCCGGTATTTCTCCACTTGTTGGCTTTGCTTGCTGGTATGCTGCTGGTAAAATCGCTAGCTGATGATTTTAACGCAGCCACATCAACTTTTGCAGCTGACAGCTTGAGTTGATCTTGCATGCCAGTTAAACTGGCTGGTAGATTGTCCTTTGATATGTCGGAGAACGAATCAAATTCTTGTGACTTTAACCCATCAGCTGTGGTGGTGCCCAATGTTTTCATCTTGCTTTCTAAACCAGACGCATCTACTAGACTTTTTGCAGCGGCAGGGTCACCTGACTTGGCTGCAGCTAGCAACCCTGGGGTTAAACTTGACAGTGAGTCAAATACTCCACTGTTGGCTGCATTTTCGCCAAAGCCAGCTGCTGTAGAATTCATGGTTGCACTTGATGATAACACCGAAGTTGATTTGCTCAATGTTGTACCAGAGGTTGCCAACAGCGATGTTAACCCATCTGTGGAACCTGATATTGAGCCTAGCAGTCCACTAGCATCAATGTCACCTAGCCCAGGCACTGCATCTTGAAACTGATACGCAACTGCTATCATGCCGGCCACGTATTCTTTGGAATCAAAATCTCTAATGGCACCTACTTTTATCAGCGCACGATACTGATCTTGTATAAATCGTTCCATTACTCTATCTTGCACATTGGCATCAAACAAAAATTCTGTATCAAAACTTATGCCATCTTTTCCTGTGAAGTCTGTGTTGCCTGTAAATCTATATCCGTAATTTATCAGCGTTCTTTTTGTTACCTGGTACCTGCCCAATTGCCCGGTGTCATAATTGGTCTTGGTAGATTCCCAGTTGCTTGCTATGTAACCAATTTGCACCATCAAGGCTCTAACTTCGTTTTGCAACAGTACAGGAATGTTTTCATTTATTCTAATAATTGATGTTCCTTTTGGGATATCAGGTTGATCTAGAATAATGCGATTTACTCCTTGTGTGAATGTTTGTGTGATTGCAGCATCAGGTCCTGTATTAGTAATCTGAGTGGTTGCGACTGTGCCGCTGCCGGTTACTCCTGTTCCTGCCAAGGTACTGTCAAATGCTGATGTGTCAATTCCACCGTTGATGAAATTTTCTGCTTTGGATTGTTGTTCTGCACTCAATGAACCAGAGTTTAACAAGGTTGATGCATTCAGCTGCCCGTCTTGCAATGCACCAAAGAAAGCAGTAGCAGTTGATACACCTTTCTTAATGTTGGCCTCAATGGCAGCATTATTTTTTGTAAGATTCTGTATAAAGGCAGTTACGTCTACAGTCATGATTGTTTTCCTTGCTGTATTGAATCTTCTACAATGCCACTGGCAAACTTCTTGATGCCAGTCTGTCTAGGCCATGGCTCGTGGGTAGGCGTAAACGGTGCCACACTCTCAAATTGGTCTGCAGTGGTAAACCAACGCTTGACATTGTTATCAAAGACTGCGTTTGGTTGTTTGTATAAATCAAACGCAGGATTGATTGCAGGCGGATTTGGCGGCACTGGTACAGAAGGATCAATTGGCTCCTTGGCAATGGTGTTTAAATATATTTCGCTACCTTTTAGCCATAGCTCACCGGATGTTTTCCACCCGCTGGTCACTGCAGTAACAGCATTTGTGGCTGAGTTCAGCACTAGCTCATTTGCTACATTTGCATAAAAGATTCCTGATTTGATATTCATTAGGTTAGTGGTCTTGATGCTGACATTTGCATTAGATTGTATAATTATATTGCCTTCTGTTTCCCATGAACTTTTAACTGCTCTAAGATCCATGTTACCACCAGATCTAACACCAATCACTCCTGCATTTACGTTGTATAAATCATCTGCTGTGGCCAATTGTATTTTGGTTTGCGACAATATGCTTGATCCTGCATACGAACGTATAGTATCACCAGCATGCATGTTGATGTTTGCATCAGCATGTAGATTTAAATCTTTTGCTGCACGTAGGTTTATGCTACCTTTACCGTACACATTTATACTACCGTCTGTGGTCAACTCAACCCAAGCTGTGCCTTTTTTGTTAATGATGTAAAATATATCTTCGGTGTCATCCATTAGTATAGTGTGGCCGCCTGCGGATCGCAGTCTGACTAATTGACTCTTGCCGTATATGTCGCCATCATCCATGACAAACGTATGACCACCTTTTCTAGCAGAAAATGATTGTAACAAAGCAATTGACAAGGTACCAGCTTTCAATTGTTTGTCTAGATTAGAAAAATCTGTGGTGTCAGGTGTGGTTCTTCCCGGAGAACTTAATCCTATTACTCTGCTAGGGGTGTCTCTTTGTGAGCTACTGGTGATGGTTCCTCTTAAGGGATCTGTATCAAGTCCTTGCTCTATCACAATGTTGGCCTGGTATATGTGTACAGATTTTAATGCGGTGACAAAATTAGGATCGTTGTCTCGCTCGGTTATGTTTGTGTTTAGTTCTGTAACTGGCAAATAACTCAATGCAGTATCTACTCTACCGTTAATACCAGGATCGGATACGATATATCTTTGATCAATTGGACGAGCAATGCCAGGCAACATGTGCATAACTGGCGTGTTTGGTATGCAGGCAAAGTAATACCCGGCATTAGGATTTCCCATTACAAAAGTAACCAATACAAAATTTCCAAGATCTGGTGGCATAGCCCAAAAACCGTAAGTCTGCTGCTCGGTTCCAAATGCGCCTGCGTCAGGACTGCCTGGTAATCCTTGAGTGGCACCTAAAAATGGGCTGGCGTAACAAACTGAAATCCAGCTGCTGGGTTCTATTTCATTGCTGCCAAGGGCCGCTATATGCACCCGCAACCGACCCAGTCTAGCAGTATCTACATTGTTTTTGACAATGCCTATATATGGGCCCGGATCTATACGGGCCCAGTCTGGTAATTTACTTCCTATTCTTGGATCTGATTTAGACATATTGCTGTTACCTTCTTCTATTTCGGTCTATTGCGTAGTAATTGTTAGTGATGTCGTTCTTAACATTGTCCACCCGGTCTTGGAGGCCTCTCTCCAGGCTAGCTTCCGGACCAAAAGTATTGACCTTGGCCATCTTAGCTATAATTTTGCCTAATTTTGTGTTAAGCCTACTGTACCCGAGCTGTGCTCGAAAAAGCGCATCGCCTCTTTCATCCAGGAGCGCACGTTCCTGCTTATTCTTCTCTACTTGCGTCAGCTCATCATTATTTTCTATCTTTTTTAGTTCAGCCTGAAACTGCGCATTGGCAGCTTCAGTTTGCGCATCAAGAATTTTTACTTCTTGTTCAATTGCGGCGAAGTCTTGTATTCCATTAGTACTATTAGGAGTAGGCTGTTGCTGAATGTTTACTTGCGTGGCGTTGACATTTGCTGCTGCTGCTGTTGATGGTTGATTGGGCGCCGCTGTTGTGCCTGCGCCAGCTACTGCAGGAACCGGCGATGTTGCTGATCCGTTGGCAATGCCTGTTAGTGTTGCATCTCGTGCCACAGGCGAAGTGGTCACAGTAGCGGCTGGTTTAACACCGGGCACGGCGTCAGATTGCGCAGTGCTGGTTGCCGTTGATACAACTGCGCCACCGTTGTTGTTGGTAGTACCAGTGGCGTTGTCCAGCATGCTGTCCGGCATTCTAATCAGGCTTAATGTTTGTTCAAACTTGCCTTGTTTGAACTCACTTTCAACTGTCATGATTTTGTAAAGACCGCTGAATGTGCCATTGGCCACTTGACCATTGGACAACTTTACTGTTTTATTTGTAATTCCTGTTGCATCATCTATGTCAACTGCAGACTTGACCAATATTTGCACGTATACTTCTTCATGGTCAAATATTATCTGTCCTTGTTCATTGATTGGCGGAGCCCCAGGTGCTTTAACTTTGTTTATTACTGCACCATATCCGTCTTGCACAGGATTGTGGTAGATATCATCTTGCTTGATAAATGCAGGATCTCCCACAATCTTCATTCGGATATTTAACATGTCGCCACGAGGATATGCGCTGTATAAACTGCGCGACACACTGGATACAGAATAATCCTCAGCTGTTTGATTCTGCGGATTTGCTTGCGAATTCAATGGTGTTAGCACAGACTTAGCATAAGGAGTAGAAGCAAACGGTTGGGATGCCGGTTCAGGAGGTGCTTTTTCTTTTGGTTTGTCTGCGCCGGCGACGGTGGTGGATGATTCAATTTGCTTGGTAAACGTTGCTATTCCGGTTACAAAAGTTGCATCAAAATCAATATCCAAATTGATAATGTCTTGATTTAATCCAGTATAATAATAGTTGTATGTTCTGACCACTTGAGCCGGTGGAATTTTGGTCAATGCCATATCTGGATGGTATGCATTGGCTGCATTGTATTTCAATATTGTGTACAAGATTGCTTTGCTATAAGAATTGGTTCTCAAGTCAAACTTGCCTAAATATATTGTTGGAATTATTTTAAACCAGTCTGTTGGTTTGTATTCAATCTTTTTTGTCTGGTTTGGTGTTGATAATTTGTTGTAACCAGCGGCCGATACTGTTCTTGCATCAGCGTCGCTGGTGGTAATATCAGAGCCACTGGTTTTTTCAGCTTCGGTTTGTGCGTTTTTTATCTGACCTTTAATATACTCGCTGGCAGAAACTATTCTGTTTATTACTTCGATCACTGAAGTACCGGCTAATACGCTAAACACACTTTTATTTTTAAAATCAGGGCCTGCACCACCAGTGGCAGTGCCAGCCAGTGCCGAGTAGATAGGCGATGCAAAAACCCCTCGTTTGGATTCAGATTTTTCAACATCAACTATTAAAGACTTGGCAATATCTGGGTCTATGGCAAACAATATCAAGTTCAACGGTACGTCTGACCTTTTGGCTTGGTTAGCTGCGTTCCTGTACCAGGTATTATAACCGTTTGGAAAACTATTTACATTGGATAGCTCTGCCTTCAGTCTCTCTTTGAGTGATAGCAGTTCTTCTTCGCTTATGCTGCCAATGTCTAGCTTGTTGATTTCAGTTTCTATTCGCTGCTGTTGAACAACAGCAGCGGCGTCACGAAACAACAAAGCCAGGTCTTTAACCGTACTATCAAAATATTCGCCCACTGTTTTTGCTGTTACAGACAAAGTGGTTGGTACTGCAGCCACGCTTTGTACAAATCCAAGATGATTGTATGGCATAGCTTTTACAAAATAATTTGTTCCACCAGC